CTAAATAATCCTGTATTATACGTATATGCGGCCTAGGCGTCATCCCGCAATATAAACTCTGCCGCCATTGCTAAATCTAAAGGAGATAACAATGGCAACATTACAACCAGTCGCTTACAAATATCAAAGCACAAAAGAATATATAGACGCATTTCCCTGCGCTTATAGACAGTGGCGGGCAGATAGTCACTGTAATTTAAATCATGGTTACAGCTTTTCAATGAAGTTCTATTTCGGTACAAACGATTTAGATGTTCGTAATTGGGCAGCCGACTACGGTGGATTGAAAGAACTCAAAAAAATCTTAGAAGATCAATTCGATCATACGTTGTTAGTATCAGAGGATGATCCAGAATTAGAATTCTATAAAGAAATGCAAAATCGAAAATTGGCTAAATTAACTATCCTTCCAAAACTTGGATGCGAAGGTTTAGCAGATATGCTTTACAAGTATATCAACGGTGTCTATATTCCAGACATGTGGGGTCAAGGTGAAGCAGATCGCCTGTGGTGCTATCGTGTGGAAGTTAGAGAAACTCAATCAAATATGGCATTTAGAGAAGGGCACCGCGAGTGGAATGAGGATCTTCTTTCGTAAATTTTGGCGCATTTGGGCCAAAGCATTAGGCGAAAAAGCAGGTAGTTCGGACGAGGAATCGGACCGAATTGCTTGCATTCGCACCTTAATTGTGTTATCATACATACTTACAAACATTTTTATAATCGCAGGCGTGATTCGACACTGGTGACTACTTCCATCGAGAAGTTAGCATACCCTTTGTCCATCCATTAGAGATATAAGTATCTAATTTGGATTTATCTATTCGTAAGTTAGCGGATCCGTTATTTACCCATAAGGCACCTTTTTTAACAGGAGCCCATTTCTTTTTTATCCAGCCGCTGGCAATTTTTGTTGGTAATTCAGATAATTCACATAAACTATATTCATCAAGATTAGAATGATATATCCATACTTTACCTTGTGTAAAAGATTTGGGCAGGCCTCTGGTCCAACCATCGTTTATATAAGAATTTAATTCTGAAGGTAAAATCATTTTCTTTTCATCACCTTTGTGAATCCAAATAGTATCAGTAGTGGAGGAAATATTTCTGCCTATTCTCCATCCTTCTAATAACATTTTATCTACAGCATTAGGGCGAACAGCACATCTTTCTCCCGTCAACGGATAATATAAATGTTTCAATCCAGAAGACCCTTTGTTATATCCTCCATACCCGCCTTCGACGATATTGTATACATTAGATTTTTGTATAAAATCTAAAGTTACTATTTCTTTTTCTTTTAAGAACATTTCTTCGGGGGTCTCAAAAATATATAATATGTCTTTCCTAAACGAATGTTTTCCGTATTTTTCAATAGCACGAGTTATATTAGTTCCAGATCCATAATAGTCATCATTCGGGTCATCTGTCGAATGTGCCCCTATGTAAATTTTATCATTTACCAAATTTACAGTTTGATAAATGATGTGATATTTTCTTTTATTTTGGTAAGTAGTATTTGCCATAATTGTTGATTTTGTTAAAAAAACATTGTATAATGTATTTATGTGTTCGCTTGTAAATGGATAAATTATGATAGTAAAACGTCTGGGATTTGCCTGTAAATGGATTGACCATCCTCATCAGGTCGATGGTATTGGCAAAGATGACGATGCCAAACAATATAACACTGGCACAACTACAATTTCTTGGTTAAATAAACAATCAAGAGATGTCGCGGAACAAAGATTATGGGACCTAATGGTAGGCAATATCGAAGCAACAAGGCGGTTGGTTGAACGTGTTAGCACCCTTGATATTCCTCTTCGAATGGTTAGGATTAGCAGTGACATTCTCCCTGCTTATACTCACGCTGACTTTGCTAGTTATTGGCGTAAACCTGACGTTGTATCATACGCCGAAACCCACTTTGGACGAGTGGGTGATATTGCTCGAGCTAACGGTGTTCGCCTTAGTATGCACCCTGGGCAGTTTACAGTTCTTGCTAGCGATAATCCAGGCATCGTCGAGCGTTCGATAGCAGAGTTTGAATATCATGCAGATATGGCACGTTACATGGGCTACGGCAAAACCTTCCAGGATTTTAAGATCAACGTACACATCTCGGGTAAACAAGGTCCTGAAGGTATTAGACGTGCCTATAATAAACTCTCGCCTGAAGCCCGCAACTGTATTACAATTGAAAATGAAGAAAACTCATGGGGGTTAGATGACTGTCTTACTATTAGCGATATCGTTCCTATTGTGCTCGATATTCACCATCATTGGATTCGCGAAGGGGAATATATCTCTGCAACAGATACTCGTGTTAAGCGTGTTGTGGATAGCTGGCGCGGCCTGCGCCCTACTTGTCATTACTCAGTTAGTCGTGAAGATTATCTTGTGGGGCATGACCAATCTACCCCACCTGTTCATGCACAACTCCTTTTAGAAGGTTACAAAAAGCAAAAACTCAGAGCACATTCAGACTTTTACTGGAATACAGCAACGAACGAATGGGCACTGAGCTTTTTAAATACACACGATATCATGTGCGAAAGCAAGGGTAAAAATCTAGCTAGCTTTGCTCTTTATGAGCAAGCTAAAAAACTCACTCTATTGTAGGAGTTTTTGGTTTACGTGGAGCACGTGGCTTTTTAGCCGCTGGTGCTTTTTCGACTTTTGCTGTCTTTTTAGCCGCTGGCGTTTTCTTAGCAGGCACAGGTGTTGGAATTGATTCCAACATTGCTCTAGTAACATCATCAGCAACTGGTGTTACTGGAGTTTCTACTTTATAAGGTGCTTCTGGTTCTGTTGCTTTTGGTTTAAGGCCAAAAATTCTTTTGATATGATGTAACATATTAATATCTCCTAGTGAATTATTTATTGATAAATATCATTATGTACAACTTTATTAAGCATATCACTCTAAATGAAGGCAAAACTCCTAAAACATTGAAGCAAACTAAACTGCCGTACAGCAGGGATGATTTAGAACCTAGTATTAGTGAAGACACTATAAATTATCATTACGGTAAGTTATATAAAGCCTATGTTGATCGTTTTAACAACGGAGAAGGCGATGCCGACTTTAATGAAGCAGGTGCATTTTTACACGATTTATTGTTTACACAATATCAAAAACCTGCAGATTCCGACGGTGTATCTGGCTCTGCCAGCGAGTTTATTACTAAACATTTTAAGAGTTTTGACAAATTTAAAGATGCTTTTGAAAAAGAAGCAATGAAAGTACAAGGCTCGGGTTGGGTATATTTGGCTCGAGATGGCAAGATTAAAACTATTAAAAACCACGAAATTAAAATGGACATTGTACTATTAATTGATTGGTGGGAGCATGCAATGTATGATTATAAATGGGATAAAAAATCATACCTGAGGAATCAATGGAAAATTATTAACTGGAACGTTATTAGTTCTAGAGTTGGTCTAGCGTTTTAAGACTACTTACTGGCATATCCCAAGGGCTCTTACTTTCGAGCCCTTTCTTTTGGGCAAAACTTTTAACATCACAATTACTGCATACATGATAGTAATTGTTGTTTAACCGATTTGGATCCATTTTGCCCTTTTCCCTAGAAAATATTACTTGGCAATTGTCGCAACGAAGCACCACCATAGTTTTTTGGCGGTAATAGGAATGCTCGGTTCCGAGCTTGCTCTTGCGTGTATGCTCTGTTCTAATGTATTCTGTTTTTATAAACATAATGTTATTTACATTAAGGTTATAAAATGCCTTTGATAAATATCATATCGAGGGCTCAAAGTGTGATTACAATTACAGAATCAGCAAAAACAAAAATCAAAGATATCCTTTACGAAGAAGGAAACCCTAATTTAGCATTACGTACATTTGTCCAAGGCGGAGGCTGTAGCGGTTTTAGTTATGGTTTTACGTTAGATGAAATAGCAAATGAAGATGATTTTGAAATCCCTTTAGACGAATTTAAAGTACTAGTAGATTCTATGAGTATGACGTATCTAAGCGGTGCAGAAATAGATTATAAAGAAGAGTTAATGGGTAGCAATTTTGTAATTAAGAACCCAAATGCAACAACAACATGCGGCTGCGGTAGCAGTTTCGGAGTTTAATAAATGACACAACAAATAATTGATATTGGTATACAGGGTAATGACGGTACTGGCGACAGTATTCGTGAATCGTTTAATAAGGTAAATGCCAATTTTAACGAACTTTATGCTGTATTTGGTCTAGGCGGAAGTATTGCTTTTAGCGATTTAGCCGATGCTCCAGGAACTGCTTCTTATACAGTAACTAGTGCAGTTGCTACAGGATCACAAGTTACATTAAACTTTTCTAATCCAAACGCAGGACTTGGATCTCCATTCAGTTCTGGGGAAGCTATTGTTATTAAACAAGTAGTGCCATCTGGATACAATGGAACTTATACTGTAACTTCAACTACTCCAACTTCAGTAACATTTGCTAGTACTACTACTGGAGCAATTACTACTACAGGTAAAATTTCTGGTAAATCATATCAGGCTAACCAAGTTATTATGTCTAGCACTACTGGTACATTCTTAACTTCAAGAAACCTAGTTGCTGGTACTAACATTTCTATCGATACTAGTAATAATAAGCAGTTAGTAATTAATTCAAATACTGCTGGTTTGATTAGCGATCCTCAACCTAGTTTAGGTTCTCCGATGAACGCAGACTTGTTGACCATTGGTAGATTAGGAGATCCTAGCGAAGATTTAGTTAACACATTTAATGCTGTTTATGCTAATCAAGGAATCACTACTACACTTGGTCAATTAGCAGTTACCGTTAACTATGCTAACAACAATTTTTTACAAGTTACCGACGGACAAGTTGTTGGACCATTGCGTGTACGTTCAGAGCCAACAACACCTCAAACTACTGATCCAGATTATAATGCATCATTAAGTGGAAACTATGTTGCAACTGAAGCAATACAACGTCAACATGCAGTACTGCGTGATGGCGATAAAATGGCTGGTCCATTAACATTAAGTGACCATCCTGCTCCTATGGCAGGATTTGGAACACCTAACGGTTCTGATGATTTACAAGCGGCTACTAAATTCTATGTAGACAACAACACACATTACAGCAATACAAACTTGTATGTTAGTACAAGCGGCGATGATACACAAGCTAAAACTCCTGCTGGTAGAGAAGGCCGTGCTTGGCAATATGCTTACAAAACAGTTGGTGCGGCTGCCTTGCAAGCTGAAAATTTAATTAATTTAGCGTTTACTGAGCCTGGCCCATACCGTCAAACAATTGCCTATACCATTGGACCTACACAATATCAAAGTACTATTCAAAGTATTTCATTCAGTGGTGGTAATATTGGTATACAAGGTTATGAAGATGCGGCTAGTTTGTTAGAAGCTAACAAGGCGTTTATTCAAGCAGAAACTATTGCATATCTTAACAACAAATATGTTAATTCATTTACATTTGACCATACTAGATACACAAACATTATAGAAAATATTGTTAAAGGTGTTGGTTATGACCTAGTAGTAGGTTCTAATTTTAATAGTACTACGCAAGCAAGTATTCTTTTTGATGCTTACAATTCAGATGTTAGTGCTAACTTAACTACAATTCTTGCCGCAATTAATTATGCCGCAGAGCAAATTACAAATTATTCTTATAATTCAGATAACTTAAACACATACCTTACTAATGTTATTACAGCAGTATGTTATGATTTAGAATTTGGTTCGAACTATCGAAGCATACAAGCGGCTATCGGTTTTAATTATGCTAACACCGGATTAGAAACTACTGCGGTTCCTATTAACACCGCCGTAACTTCAACCAGTGGTGATGCATCAGGTACAGCTTGTGCAATTACTGGAACAACTTTGGTTGTTAGTGGTACTGTTACAGGTGTATGGGCAGTTGGCATGACCTTAACTGGATTCGGAGTCACTGCTGGAACTTATATTACAGCATTAGGTACTGGATCAGGTGGTGCTGGTTCATACACTGTTAATATAAGCCAGACTGTTACTACAACTAGTATCACAGGTGCCAACAATTTAGTAATTTGTCAAAGCACTACTGGTATGGTTGTTGGTAATATCGTTACATTCAGTGGAACAAGTTTTGGTAACATTATTGCTGGTAACATTTATTATATTACGTCAATTAATTCTGCATTAAACAGTTTTACTATTAGTAAAACATTAGGTGGAGACAATGTTGGTTTAACAACTGCAACTGGAACTTTAGAAGCTAGTACTACTGGATTGTCTGCAATCGCAGGTGTATTATCAAATTTAGCTAATGATATAATTTCTTTAACTGCTTTAGCACCTTACCCAACAGTTGCGGCACAGATTACAACTATTATCAATAATATTTCAAACATTATTGAAACAGGTGTAATACCTACACCAGTATTTCCTCCTGTTTCATCTAACGTAGATTCAACAGGACAACAAAGTGCAGTAAATTTATTAATAAACAATATTAAATTTATACAAGCTGAAATTGTTGCGTTCTTACTAGCAAATTATCCAACACTAACTTATAACAAAGTTACTTGTGAAAGAGATATCGAATATATTATCTGGGCCTTGAGTTATGACATCATGTACGGAGGCAACAGCCAAAGTATCTATGCCGGTTTACAATATTGGATTAACAGTAAATTCCAAATTCAAAGTTACGAACAAACAGCAACAGTAGCCGCTATCGGTTATGCTGGCACACTAGCAGAAACTATTGTTGTTAATATTGCGCCGGCAACATTGTATCAAACTGGTGTAATCCAGTATGCTAACACTACATTAAGTGGCGGCAGTGTAGCAATAAACAGCATCAATACCAACATTGGTTCTATTCAAGCTATTGTAAATTCTGCAAGCGAACCATCACCATCTGTTACACTTCCGACTACTACTTTAGTTCCAATTGAAATTGGAACTATAGTATCTGCTATTACCGCAGACATTACTACATTACAAACTAATGCTGGAACATACATTACTTCCAACTATCCTGTAATTAATGTTTCTGGTGAACAAACATCTATTTCTAATTTGTTCAATGTTATTACAAGTTTATTAAAAGGTGGAATTAACAGTCGTAGTACTCCAACATACACCGCACCATCAGGCTTGGCAGCAAGTGCTGTTAATGCTACTGCGGCTATTTTAGATAACTTTGGATTTATTACAGCTGAAGTTAATGCGTATATCACTGCAAATTATCCTAGTGTGTCTTATGATACTTCAAAGAGTATAAGAGATTTTACTTACATACTAGAAGCTATTGTTTACGACCTTACTTACGGCGGAACTAGTGCAACTGTACAAGCGGCAAATCAATATTATGTCAACGGATTATCACAACTAACTAGCGATAATAAGGCTGCCTGTTTAGCTGGTATTACACACGGTCTTAACACAGTTCAATCAATTATTGCCAACAGTACAGTAGTACCTAGTGCAGGAAACTATATCACAGTTACAGGATCTAGCGGTAGCGGTACTATTGCTACTCTAACATTTAACACACAAAGCGTTGCACCATATAGTGTTGGTCAAATTATTACCATCCAAGGTATGACACCAACCGGATACAATGGTTACTATACTGTAACTGCATGTAATACCACTAGCGTAAGTTTTGCAAACACTACCACAGGTAACACTGGATTTGTAGCAGGTAAAATTACTAGCCAAGTACAAAATTCTAGTTGGGGTGGAGTAAACTCGGGTGCGGGACAAAGCACAGTTGTAACCAGCTTATTTGGAATCGTTACTGGTGTTATTAATAACCAAGTACTAGCTACAGGTTCATATCCTTCTATCATTGGTTACTCTGGCAATTTACAAATAGCATTTAATATTATAGAAAATAATGCCTACACTATTGCATTGAATACTGTTAAATATCTTGCATCAACATTTGCTGGCGGTTTTAGTTACAATGAAGCAACTTGTTACAGAGACATTGGATACATTATCGACGGTCAAGTTATTGATTTAATATCCGACGGAACTTATCAAAGTGTTACAGCTGGTAAGAGTTATTATAAAAACGTAGCGGCAAAATCAATCGCTATCGGAACTCAGTACGCAGAAACAACCGATGGTATTTCATTTGCACAACAATTAGCGGTGCAAGTTTTAGAACAGACAACTCAATCACGTTACCAAACATTAATTACTCAAAAAACTAATGCAACTTTAGGTACAAATTATAATGCTACTGTAGGAACTAACGTAGTCACTGCATCATATGTGAGCAACACTACTACAACATTGACTATTACTAGTTTATCTGGAACATTGGTTCCAGGAATGGTAATTACTGGCGCTGGGTTTACTTCAGGTCAAACTATTGTTTCAGTTAATTCTATTGGTAATGTAACTCTTAGCGCGGCTCCTAACTCGACACCTAGTGGAGTATTGACATTTACCGCAACTCCTGTTACTACACTCAATGCTAACATGAATACGGTATTAAATATTATTAACAACGGTGTTGGTGCGGCGCCTACTCCAAGTTTTGGTGGAGGTTATTACACATTGACATTCGGCAACGGAGGTAATGGATACGTCGATCAAGGCGAGCCTGGTGACACACATATTTTACCAGCAATGGTATTGGTAGGTGATTCCGGCGGAGCATACGGACAAATTATTTCTTATACACCGGGTGTAAGTACCAATTACGATACAATAACATTAAGTATGACTCGTCCGGGATTCTTCCAGTATGTTCCTACTACTGCATCTGGAACAAACGGTTCATATAGCATAACTGTAGCAAATACATCATACACTGCTCCATATTTAGGAACTACAAATATTGTAGTTGGTATGGGTGTTATCGGTAACAATATTAATTTTGGAACAACTGTTACAGCAGTTAATGGAAATGTAGTAACGTTAAGTCAACCGCTTACTGGAACTATTAGTTCAGTTAATGTTACATTTGGTGAACAGTTAGATTTTGGTTCAACTGTTGCCGATCAAAACATTACAATTTATGTTGAAAGCGGTATTTACTATGAAGACTATCCAATTAAATTACCAGCTAACTGTACAATCCGAGGTGATGACTTCCGTCGTACAATTATTCGTCCATTAAATCGAATTTCACAAAGTCCTTGGAGAACTATGTTCTTCTATCGTGATTCAGTTATCGATGGATTGCAAACTGGTTTAATTGACTTTAGCGGTACAGACTATGCCGCGGTTGCTAATACTACTGCCACTGTTAGCGCCACAACTGGTAATATACAAATTACCCTAGGTAGCGGCACAGCTAGTCCAAATTGGATCGGTTATGTATTCTGCGATCAGAATAGTGAAACCGGAACAACAGGTAAAGCAGTTGTTAATACCGTTAGCGGTAATATAATGAACTGTACTGTAATCTATCCGTTTGCTACAGTTAAGACTTATACTTCTGGACAATGGCATTTATATGACACCATCAACTATGGTCGTCATTATTTGACTAATCCATTAGACATTACTAGTACTCCAAAGAATAATAAAAATATCGACGTGTTCTTATGTAATGATGCAACTCGTGTTAAATTAATTACATGTCAAGGTCATGGCGGATTTATGATGGTGCTTGATCCAGAAGGTCAAATCAAAACTAAATCTCCATACGGACAAGAATCAGCTAGTTTCTCTGGTAGTATTAATCGTCAGCAATTTGCTGGTGGCCAGTTCATCGACGGTTTTGCAGGACGTTTATTTGGTACAATTACTGGAATTGGAAACTCTGGATATACTCTAACTGTTACTGGTACAACTAATAGCGGTTTAGATGTAAGAGCACCGCAAACACCTACAGCATTTTATACACAAGGTAATCGTTATCAAATTAACGATGTATTGAGTTATAATCAAAATACTGCTACAGTAGTATTGCAATTAGACAGTAGTACTCCATTCCTTCCTGCAAGCGTATACAGCGATAGCACTCTTAGCACAAACATTGCTTCAGCAATTCAAGCCGTTGGATATGACATGGCTATTTGTTCATCTGCTACAATGAGTGCTAGTTCTATTAGCGGAAACACATTAACTGTCGGTACTGTTTCAGGAACAATATTTGTAGGCATGTACTTAACTGGTATTGGCATTACTGTTGGTTCTGTTTATATTACTGCTAACATCAGTGGTACTGGCGCTGGTAGTACATGGCAATTGAATACTAATTTAAATATTAATTCTGAAACAATTACAGGAACATTATTCAGCAATTATCAAAGTGCCAAAACTGGACTATATTACACACAACCTGCAAATAGTGTAACTGCTCTTTCTCAAGAAATTGTTACGCAAGCTGTTACTTATGCAGGACAACAAATACTTGCATTAAGTCTTACTTCATTAGATAGTGTTGCTGTTAATGCCAATATAGCAATCATTAATAATATTATTAATAATGCTATCAGCGGCGCAAGTACAGAAAGCACTGCCGTTCCAACATTGCAATTTCCAATTCCATCTGGTAAAACTGTTACATCAGACGTGTATTTGGCCGCAATGATTTTGCAAGCCAACAGAACATTTATACAAAATGAAATCAGTGCGTTTATTGCAGGCAGTACAAACACTGGTGCATTAGTAGGATACAGTGCATTAAAATCACAACGCGACATCGGTTACATTGTAGATGCATTAACTTATGATTTATTATATGGCGGCAATAGTAGTATCTATGATATCGCGTCTTCATATTATGTAAATGGAGTAAGTCAATTAGGAACTAATTTGTCAACTTGTATTGCATCATTTGCAAGATTAAGTTATATATTACCTAACATTATTGCAAACACCGCAATAACAGTATCTACCGGTAACACAATTTTACAAAATAGAGGGTTAAGTACTCCTGTTACTCCAGCTACACAAAGTAGTGTATTAACAACATTAGTCACTGTGTTGTCAAATAGTGTTGCTACATCAACAGGTATTAATTCTTACACAAGAACATTACCTACTATTACAACTAGTGATTTAACTAAAATTACTGGAGCAGTATCTAGCATACAAAATGCAACTATTAATTATATTAATAACGGTGGTGGCATTGGTATTAACTTAGAAACTGCTGGTAATAAGTCAATGTTAGCTAACGACTTTACACAGATTAACGATTTAGGTTATGGTATTTTATGTACAAATGCTGGTTTAACTGAACAAGTATCAACATTTACTTACTATTGTTATACTGCTTACTGGTCACTAAACGGTGGACAAATCCGAAGTGTAGCAGGCTCAAACTCAAACGGTGTATATGGTTTGCGTTCAACTGGTTCTGACGTAACTGAATTACCTAACGCTGTTAACTTGCAATACGACATGGTACAAAGTGCTCGTATTTACAAACAAGGTGCATACGCTACAACAATGACACCAACTGCAACTACTCAAGCCCTTAGTGTTTACATTATTGGTTGGGAGTACTTGCCGTTCGATATTAGTGAATTAGAAATTGACCACACATTAGAAGGTGGAGGTATTACACGTTACGAGATTAGTACAGCATCTCATACTAACGTCGATATCAACGGACAGAATGTTTTACAATTGACATTAAGTAGTTCAGGTGCTGACAACACTAGCACCACTGGATTACAATATCCATTATATGATGGACAAGTTGTAACTATTCGTGTATTACAAAATATTAAATTCTATAATATTAGTAACGTAAAACCTGTACGTCCAAGTACAGCGTTACAATACACAAATAATTTGTCTAGCATCTATCGTATTATTGCATATAACTTAACAGAGTCAACTGGCGAAACATTGCCAGCACACGTGGCTATTTTACAAATGGACACGTCATTTCAATATTACTTGTTTGTTGTTGATAACACAAACATGTTCAATGCTGACCCAACTGTTACTGTAGCAACAGCAAACGTAGCAATTACTCCAGTAAGTACTGGCAACACATTGTACGTTGTAACTTCAAGTATTAGCGGCAGCATTAGTGCTGGACAAGTTATTGGTGGTTACGGATTTGCTGGACAGAAGGTTGTAAGTACTAGTGTATCAGGTTCTAACACTGTTATTACATTTAGTGGAAATATTCTAAATATTAGTCCTGTAGGAAGTGTATATTTTTCAAATTACACACAAGGTGGTAATTTAGGCGATAATAAGATTGCAATATTACAAATTAGCAGTACTTCACTTATTAGTCAAATTAATACAGGAATTTATGTATTTGGTTGGAACGGTCGTACACACCGTATTATAAAATATGTAGCACCTGTGTT